TCACTTTGTTCGCCCCCTGCGGGGGCTAGTATTAATTGTGATGGTATGACTATTTGAATCTGTAAAGGTTATTTGTTTGGCTAATGTAGGAGTTGAAAGATTTTTATGGAAAAATGGTGTTGGGATAAGTGGCAGTTGGAGGTTTTGGATTATTGGGGTAATGTTACGTTGCGTACTGGTCGGCAGGTGGGTAAGAGTGTGGTTATTGCTGAGAAGGCGGTGAGGTTTGCTCGTAAGAATGCGGGTACTGTTACGATGGTGTTGGCTGCTAGTCAGAGGCAGTCTTCGTTGTTGTTTGAGAAGGTTAAGGGTTTGTTGGATTTGTTGGAGTTGGGTGGTGTGAGGGTTTATGCTGAGGTGCCTACGCTTACTCGTATTGTTTTGTTGAATGGTTCGCGGATTTATTCGTTGCCTGCTGGTAAGACTGGTTATTTTATTCGTGGATTCACAATCGACCTTTTGATTGTTGACGAAGCTGCTTTTGTTTTGGAGACAGTTTGGAATTCTGTGCTTCCGATGTTAGCTGTTAGCAAAAAGGCTAGGGGTTTTGGTTGGATTATTTTGCTTAGCACTCCTTTTGGCAAAGGCGGCTATTTTTATAACAGTTTTAGTGATGATTCTTTTCGGTCTTGGCATGTTTCTAGCGAAGACTGTTCTCGTATACCGAAGGAGCTCCTGGCTAAAGAAAGAAAGAGGATGACGAAAGAGGCTTACAGACAGGAGTGGCAGGGTGAGTTTACTGAGGAGTATAATCAGTTTTTTAAGACTGATCTCCTCAGGCAGCAGATGACTTTTATTGAGTGGCAGTTTAAGGATAAAATTGAAGGTTCTAATTTTTATTTGGGTTTAGATGTTGCGCGTTATGGTGGTGATCAGAATGCTTATGTTATTTGTGAGCTTATAGGTTTTGGTGACAAGGAGAGGTTGAAGATTGTTAAGGTTTTGACTACTGAGAGGATTACTACTACTGATATGATTGGTAGGGTGTTGGAGTTGGACAGGGTTTATAATTTCAGTAAGATTTTTATTGATGATGGTGGTGTTGGTGGTGCTGTGACTGACCTTCTCGAAGAAAAGCTTGGCAAAAGACGTGTTTTAGGTCTTAATAATGCAAGTAAGGGGATTCATGTGCAGGGTGAGGATAAGAAGCGCAACATACTCAAAGAGGATTTGTACAGCAATGTGCTTGTTTTGCTTGAAAATAAGAAGTTAGAAATTATTGCTGATTTGGATTTGATGCGCAGTATGAGAAGCATCACTTTTCAGTACAGCAGTGAGATTGCTGGGCGTGTTAATATTTTTGGTGATTACAGCCACCAAGCTGAAGCTTTGGTCAGAGCTTGTTGGTGTGTGCATGAAAGGGGTTTGAGGGTGTTGTTTTGTTGAAAGATTTATATATGTGGATGTGTTAGAGGTTTTTTATGGCTGATACCGGGATTTTTGCTACAACTGCTGAGGTTCAGCGTAAGGCTGGTAGTGGTGCTAGTGTTACTTCTAAGGCTGAGGCTTATGTTAATGATTATATGACGCAGGTGGAATCTTTCATTAATGTTGTGACGCGTAAGAATTGGAGTGATGCTTATAGTACGCTTAATGTTGATGTTAAGGGTATTTTGAAGGAGGTTGCGTCTAATTTAGCTGCGATTTATGTTATACAATATGATATGTCGGGTTATACGAGTAGGGTTGCTGCTGAGGATAGTATTAATGTTTTGCGTGATGCTGCTCTTCGAGGCCTTGCTCTTTTGAGGGATAAGAAAAGTGAGACTTTTATGGTGGCTGCTTAATTTGGTGTTTGAATTGGAGCATGATTATGTGGTTTATCCTGAGTTGACTAATTCGCAGCTTGCTGATTTTGGTTTTAGTAGTCCTCATATACAGATTACGGATGATTTTTCGGCGTTTGTTGTTAAGGTTCATGATGGTGATACTGTGACGTTGAGGACGGATTTTCGTGATTTTGATTTTCCTTTGCGTTTTAGAAGTGTTGATGCTCCTGAATTAAGCACGGGTGAAGAAGGAGAATTGTCTTGGGTTTGGTTGAAGGGTTTAATTGAAGGTGAATTTGTTGAAGTTAAGATTGATTTTAACAATAGGGTGGAGAAGTATGGTAGGTTGTTGGGGGACCTTGTTTTTGGTGGTTTGAATGTTGGTGAGATGAGTGTGCAGTTGGGTTATAGTTTTCCTTTTGAACGCAGGAGAGAGGGCGATATTCCTGATTTGAACAAGGTTTTGGCGGAGAAACAATGGTTTTAGATTTTGGTTTGATTAGTAGTAATTTGTTTCCTAGTAGTGATGTTAGTGGTGATGGGATGGGTGCTATTGCTAATACTGTTATTTGGAATGATGTGGGTATTGGGATTGTTCCTATTGGGAGTGTTGTTGCGTGGCTTAAGAATATTACTGGTATTCCTCCTTTGTTGCCTAGTTTTGTGCAGTGTGATGGTCAGACGTTAAGTGATGGTGATAGTCCTTTGAATGGTCAGGTGATTCCTGATTTGAATGGTAGTAGTGATGCTACTAGACGTTTTTTGCGAGGTAATGATACTGCTGGTGGTAGTGGTGGTAGTGATACTCATACTCATACTGTTGTTAATTCGATGGGTGCTGATACTTTTGGGCCGGATAATGCTGTTGCTGCGCAGACTACTAGTAGTGCTAGTAGTTTTCCTCCTTATTGGGATGTTGTGTGGATTATTAGGGTGAAATAAATGAGTCAAAATGATATTGATAGTGCTGTGGCGAGCGACGTTACAAATGCTATTACGTCTTACGAGATTACTGCGTTGAATACTGATGGGAGTACTGGTCAAAAAGAGTTTAGGTATCAACAAACGAAGTGGAGTACTTATCTTGGTTATTACAAGGCTATTCCTGAGTTGAAGATTGCTGTTGATACAAAAGCTAATTGGGTGTTGGGCAATGGTTATATTGCTGATGAATGGACTACTATTTTGCTCGACAGAATTAAGGGTACTGGTAAAGATAGTTTTAACAGTATTTTGGAGAACATGGAGCGTACTTGTTATTTGGCTGAAGATAGTTATGCTGAAATCATAACTGATGACGATGGGCTTGTCATCAACTTGAAACCGCTTGATCCTAGCAGTGTTGTTGTTATTTACAACGATAAAGGCATGATTTTGAGGTATGAGCAGGTTAGTAGGAATAAGAAGTCTGTTAAGAAGTTTAAGCCTCAAGAACTTTTTGTACTTAGCCATAATCGTATGGCTGACGAAGTGCATGGCACTTCTGTAGTTGCGGCTGTTGAAAACATTATTTTGATGCGTAACGAGGCGATGTCGGATTGGAAACGTGTTTTGCACCGGAACATCGATCCGCTTTGGATTTTTCATTTATACTGATAATCCTACAGAAATTGCAGCGTACAAAGGAAAGATGGATGCTGC